ACATGGCCAAAGGACTAGTTAGTGAAGAATATCACTCTAAGTTCCGCGGATGGGAAATGTCAGTTGCTAAAGACGAAAAGACTGGCCAAGTAGTTACCCGGATAGACATGCCAGAGTTCCCAGGACTTGATAAAGTTCTAGAAACAGCAGAAAAAATGTATTCATTTGTTAATGCTGGTAGTACTACATCTAAAAAATAATATAATAAAAATATATAGGACGTAGTCCAGAAGCCTCGGCATTAGATCGGGGCTTTTTTACGACTGATTAGATTGGTTGGCTACGCAGGAATTGCGGGTATTGCTTATTAAAGTTTCTCATTATAACACCTGCAATCTCATGAGCTTGATTTTCTTCAGGTGATCCCGTTTCACCGCTGTTGTCATTAAGTTCGTCACGAATATCTTGTCTAAAATGAACTAATTCGTGTGCTACTGTACGTAAAATATCAACTGGATGACGATTAAGAATAGCAACATGTAGAGTTTTTTCATCATTGACGTACATACCAAAACTTGGTTGTCCGCCTGAATCTATTTCAGATTCAAAGTTCATTTTAGGTAGTCTATCTATTTCTAAGATTTCCATAGCCAAGGGAAGAAACTTTTTAAACATATCAACGAATGTTTCTTTAGATTCTCTGCCTTCAACTAATAACTCAATAATTTGCATACTGTATTTAGTTTTACTTAATTCTTACGAAATATCCGTAATGATTTAAATTTTGGCATTTCTTCTATATCCTGTTGTGACAAAAGCCAATCTTTTATTAACGATTGTGTTAAATTGTAGCCATTAGATCCTGTATAAAATAATATATATCCTTGTGTTTTTACTTTATTTGTTAGCATAGTTAATAATTCAAGATCAGTCATAGCACTATATTCGTCATTGATGCTAGTTCTATATTCACATAAATGAAACAGAGTTATTATATTAAATTCAGGTAAGAGATTTTCATCCAATAAGTATATATCTCCAAAAAATGCTTTATAATTTTTAGATATATGTGGTTTATCTATGGATAATTTAATATATTCTTGATATTCTTCTATACTTGCAGTAATGCCTAATACTGAATTAGCAGTGTTTGATCCAACAAAGTGATGATTACCCGTACCAAAATGAAATATATTAGAATTGATTATTTTATTATTTTTTAGCCAAATTATAAATTCTACATCACATGGGCATACAGAATATTTTAAAGGCCAACTATCATTATAAAAATTTAATTTGCTCATAAATGTATTGCCAGTTACTTTATCTGGCTCCAAGTACGCCTGGAAGTTCAATTGCGCGGACGCCTGTGTGAGCAAGCTCACACCCGTGACGACAACGGTCCCTAAGGTGGGTAAGGGAGTCCTGCTAATCCGCATCCTAATCTTGCTAGTGCTTCATACAGGACTGTAAGGATTTCTTGGACGATCTGTGCCATCATCTTCTGGATAGACTGGATATTCATTATCAGTCGGCTGATTTGCATCGGGCTCGTTTTGCATTAGTTAGTGCTCCAAAATCTACAGGCCATTCTTGTCCTGGGTTAAGTTCTTTGTATCCTGGTGGTAAAGCATATGTTACACCTGCTTCAGTTTGAATCTGTGAAACTGGAATACGAAACGCTTTAAGATCATTGCCTAAATTAGGATATGGGGCAACATGAGGGAAACGCCATCCTGCAACTTCTTTAGTTGTATTGTTGATAACAATTTTATAATAACCATGAGGAACAATTACACCATTGCCTATTGTTTTATCTCCAGCACCATAAAATGCACCAACAAAGATTGTAAATGGTTGATTTAACTGAACTGACCAACCACGAACACTAGTTTCTAATAATTTCCAAATTCCTCTATTTAATGACCCAGCTTGCGGATACATATTAGTCATTAGGAAACTTTCATACTCTACAATTTGACTCCAACTTAAATCACCATCTGGAGCTGCATGTCCTTTGTCGTAACCTGTACCAGCATAGTCATCTGGACGAGCACCACCCTGTACACTTTGATCTGCAACAAACGCATTGGTACGTGGCCAGCAGCCTAGCGCATTTTGTGGTAGTAATGTATAAGCAACATATACAGGGATCTTTACTGGAGCATCATATGCTACTAAGTATGCTTCACGACAAATAGGTTGTGCTGCTCTTTGGGTAGAAGCAAATCCATATGGGCTATGTATTTGACATACACCTGGCTGTAGTGGGGTACGCTGATCCCAGGCTTGTGCTAATCCTGCTACAAATAGCAGAGCAATAGTTAATAATTTTTTCATGATAGTCCTTTGAACTACCATTATTTATATTATCTACGCACGAAATGATAGTCACCGTCAGGTCCGTTATTACTAAACAAGCCTAAACAGTCATAGCCTATTGAATCCATATAAGAAATTACAATATCTTTTAATGGAGCACCTTTATTATATTCTACTATCTGTAATTCTAATATAATATGCTTGGCAGTTTTAATAGTTTCTTGAGCACCTTTAAGCACATCTAATTCAGCACCTTGAATATCCATTTTAATCAAATCAGGTGGTGGATATTTATTAAGACTAACAACAGCATCAAGTGTAATAGTTTTAAGTTTTCTTATGTACTTGTCACTATATAATGTTGCTGCTGCTGGTTGAATTTCGGGATTCTCTCTGTAATAACTATTACCACCCGGAGCTTCGTTGTTTTGATAAAAATCAACTTCCTTACCACTTTCATTGCTCAGCACACCAATAAAGTATTTTACACCTGCTTCTTGATATAAAAATTCATGCACATCTGCTGCTTCGAATGCAATAACTTCCGCGCTAGGCCAAATGTTTTTAACTCTATCTGTCCAATGTAATACACAAGCACCGATGTCATATATAACCTTTGGCTCTTCACCTTGATTTTTCAATTTATCTAAATATTCAATATGTGCTGGGGGAAATGGATATGGTGCTCTTAAATCTCTTAGAAATTGTTTTATATCAACAACTTTAGAATCTGTTTCAATTACAGGTAGGCTAGTATCAACATTAAATGTAAAACTTCCTATATGTCTGCAAACTATACTAGGATCTGCCCAAATAGTAAATCCTTTCTCTCTAGCTTTTCTACAGAAATCAACATCTTCGGATACAGTACCATCCATGCTTAATGCACTGTAATATTTAAATTGAGGATAGCCAATTTCTCTAAATACTTCAGATTTAATTAATGCACAACCAAAACCACATCCTGCAACTTCCACAATTGGTCTATTTTTTAGTTTTCCGTAAGGCATATTAGTCACACCACCTGTAGCAGTATGTTCATATATTTCTAAAACATGTTGTCCCGGCTTGCGTTGTATATATAATCCAGAAACTACTGGTTTATCCCGTGACAATAATCTTGCTAATGTATCGGGTGGGAAAGCAATATCACTATCAACCGAGAATAGATAATCAAAACCATTAATAGCCCAATCTGCAATTAGATTACGAATTTGATCTATATTATATCCATAAAAATATTGAAATGTTGTTTCATATCCATCTGGAATTATTAAATCATATATACTTTTAAATGTATCTGGTTCAATGTTCTTAGCTGTGGGTATTGCTATAAGTATCTTTTTTTTAGGTTGAATCATTTTATTCACTATCTCATTTGCGTTTTTAGTTTGTTCTTGCGAATTAACTTTATAATCATTTAATGGACTAGCATCATTGTAATTATATACAATGTCCTGTAGGCATTTTACCTTGTTAGGATCTGCTTGTTCTATTAGAGCATAAAATACACTACCATCGCCGCCGGCTTTATACCAATTTCCATTAGTGTTTTTAAATGAACTATCATCAATATTGTTTAACAAATATTTTTTGAATGTTCTTAAATGTGTGTAGGGTAATATCCAATTAAAATGATGATCTCTGTATGATCTATTTTGTTTAACTTGTTCTGGATATGGTTGGCTGATCAAAGGAATATTATCAACCATGCTCCAGCAACTACCATAAGTAAATTCTGTATCATCTTCATATACTGAATTATAATAAGAAAATATAGTATTGTCATTGATCAAACTATCATCGCCATCTAACAGCATAACAATAGCATCATCACTGACCATAGATCTAATGTTTTGTATTTGATTCCTAACTGCTCCTAAATTTTCACTATTTGCAATAAGTGAAAACTTACTTCTTATATCTTCTGGTAATTTTCTTAGAGTTTCTATTATTACTTCTATAGTATTATCTGTACTAGCATCATCAATTAATATGTGTTGATAGTTATCATAATCTTGTATAGCTACACTGGTTATACAACGATCAATATATTTAGAACAATTATAGAAAGGACTAACAATAACAATTTGTTTTTCTTTACCTAATTTATAGTTTTCTAATTCAATAGTATTGTTAAACCTACGATTCCAAATTTTATGTACTCTATGATTAATCTTAGATACACTACGATAGCTATCCCTAGATAAATATTTTCCCAAACGCTGTGCCATGTGTTGTTTCCACTGTAGGGCAACACTATCCCATCCTGCAATATCTTTGACAATGTTACAGTAGTATTGTTTTTGTTGATGCAGATATCGGTTGTGATATGCTTGTACAGTCATTGCTACAAACTTATCAATTTGTTCAGGACTATTAATATCGGGAAACAATCCGTTAGGTTCTATAGAATAATCAATATGATAACAAGCTCCTTCTAGAGCAATTTCCTCTAATGCTCCAAATCTACAAGTAAGTATAGGTGTATTGTATAGCAAACTTTCTAATGATGATATACCAAATGTTTCAGGAAATGCTGCTGGATAAATCATGAAACTTGCCAATGTAAGTATATCAGCAATTTCTTTTTGTGGAATAACTCCTGTATATTCTATACCTAATTCTAGATTGCGTGGATCACCGGCCATGCGATGCCAATCTTGCTCTTGTTGATCCGGAGCCGATCCTTGACTAAATCTATAGTAGCCACCTATTACTTTTAATCTAGCACTAGGTATCATGGCTTTTACTTTGGGCCAAATATGATTTACTAGTGGTATCATACCTTTGGTCACACTGGCGTTATAGACAAACAAGTTAGGATCTTTAGCTTTGATATCAATTTCTTTTCTGTAATTACGAGCACCGTTACGTGTGATAAACATTTTACGTTTCAATACTTCAAAGTTACGTCTGCGTCCGTGATTACAATTTGCTACGTAGGTTAAGTGGAAATCGCTGAGTGTGAATATGTCAGTGATACGATCTGCTATAGCAAGTTCTTCAATAATATTATCACCTAGGCAAAATGTATCGTGCATCCATAAGATACGCATCTTAGCTTTGGCTAGTATGCGATCATACAAATTCATACTCTGAAATGGTTGTGATCTCGTATCACCTAATTTATGATAGTCCTTGGGATCGGTGAATGGTATTACAGTTCTAGAACTAATAATAATATCGAAAATATGATCGTTGGCTAACTCAAGTAACGGTCTATATTCAACGCCGTCATAGTTTCCGGGTTGTGCGTGGTCTATTCCGCAGTTATTGAATACCGTTACATCAAATCCAATTTGAGCTAATTCACGTGCTATAAGAGTAACAGCACTTTCACTACCGCCTAGTCCTTGGCGATCTATAGTAGTACCATCGTAGGGTATTCCAATAATATCTATAATAGCGAGTTTCATATATGCTATTAATTATACACATTCTGATAGCAATGTCAATGATCTTGATTTAGAATGTTATAGTACCGCCCGGGTAATCAAATACATATATTCTAAATCCATTCTGTACAGAATATGTATATGATCCTGTTAAAGCAGATGGTGCTTGGAAACTGGTGTTGTACCAAAATATAACCACACCAGTATTTCCATCACCACCGGGAACTGATCGTCCAACACCAGCTCCGCCACCACTGCCATATCCATTAATTGATGATCCAACTTGAGAACCACCTATTCCAAATATACCAGCATATGAAGAACCGGCGGCCACATTAACAAGTCGTCCGGGACCACCGACTACAGATGAAGCACCACCATTAGCAATACCCCATTGTCCTGTAGATGAATTATAAATTCTATTATCCACACCCTGACCGCCAGCACCACCACCACCGCCTCCGATGAGGCCACTACCACCAACCCCGCCTCTAAAACCATATCCACCATATGTTGATGTAGATTGATATGCTGAAGATAAGTAACTATTCTGTCCATCATACCCGGACCAGCCACCACCACCACCGCCTGATCCTCCATTGCTACCATATGCAGCGTTTTGGGCACCAGCGCCACCACCACCGCCACCATAGGCATAAAGTGTTCCCAATGTAAAGAATTGTCCAGCAATAGTTGTATCACCACCATTATTACCTTGACTTCCAACTCCACCTCCCGCACCACTGGCGCCAACTGTGATAGTTAATGTATATCCTAAAAATCCTCCAGCTTGTTTGTATGTTGGGCCAACTGTGCCTGTTACTAAGCCGCCGGCACCACCACCACCACCTCTAGAAACCACTGAACCACTGGTTGCTCCTCCACCGCCCCCTCCTCCACCGATGGCTGCATAATTAATAATTGGAATAACCCCAGCCGGCAACCATATACCATCGTATGCTGCTTGTTGTTGCTCTCGCATATTCCAAACACCCGATGCACTTGCTGGTTGAGGTGCAACATAATATCTTTGTACTATATGTCTAGGATTATTACTCATATTATTAGAATCTTATTGTACCATTACCAGTGAATCTGTATATTCTATATCCATTTTCTATAACTGTGGTGTATGTTCCGGTTATACTGGAGGGTCTAATATATGTCGCAGGCCACCATAATATAACCACACCGTCTTTACCATTTACTCCGCTCGGTTGTCCTGGATAGCCACCGGTACCATAACCAGTATAATCAAGAATACCACCACCTTTGGCAAAAGTATCAGAATATGATGATCCACTACCTACACTAACATAGGTACCTGGGCCACCATAGCTTTGTCCAGAGTTGAGTCCAGTTGTTCCAGGACCGCCTGATCCACCACCGCCACCGCCTGGATAGTTACCTGCAGATCCAGCATTTCCTAATCCACCATATATTGATGATGGTTGAGTTGGAGATCCACCTGCCGCACCACCACTTGGGTAATAGCCACCACCACCACCACCAGACCCGCCAGCAGCACCTTGAATACTATTGCCACCTCCACCGCCGCCGCCATATCCAATTAAATTTAAGTATTGTCCCGTGACAGAACTGTCCCCGCCGTTGCCTGCCAGTTGGTTTTCACTTCTTCCAACCCCGCCACCACCGATGGAAATAGTCAATGTATATCCATAAGATGATACAGGTTGATTGTATGTAGGTCCAAACGAACCTGTAATTAAACCGCCAGCGCCGCCACCACCGCCTTGGCCTGTTCCAGCACCCTGTGTTGATCCGCCGCCGCCGCCGCCACCACCTACAACAAGGTAATTAACAGTAGGAATTACACCAACAGGCCATATGCCACTAGCTCTAGCTAATCGTTGTTCTCGACTAGTCCAAATCCCGCCAGCGCCAGTTACAGCAGGATCGGAAGGACGGCCTGGTTGAACAAGTTTTTTATAAAACTTAGACATGGTCTATTTTATATATTAGCTGATAGTTTCATATACAGCAACATATTCTAATGCTGATGCTGTTCCCGATGTTACTAATATACTTGTATCCTCAGTTAGATATAAAAAGTTACCTTTATCTACTAGTTGCAAACTAGCACCAGATGGTACATATACATTATAGGCTATTCTAATTGAAGTTGTACCAGCTCCTGTAGCAGAATTATTAAGAGATACAATAGTCGGTACTGAACTATCTGTTATGTTAGTTATTAATAACGAATTTACTTTTATCACAGAGTTAGTACTAGGCGAATTATTTAATAATACGTTTGCAATACTATTTGCTGGAGCAAGTCCTACATAACCTGCTATAATTGACGATACATTTACAATATTTGGTGCTGACATTTTATCCTCCGAAGATCATTGCCATAGCGATGGCTTTACCTGTTGTTATTCCACCTGCTGATCCGGTGTAACCTTTATCCCCTTGATACCCTTTACTACCGGTATAACCACCTGCTGGACCCCTACTACCTACATATCCTTGGCTACCAGTATATCCCATAGGATCACCTTTACTACCAGTATATCCAAATGATCCAGTATATCCACCAGACGGTCCTTGACTACCTGTGTAACCATATCCTACGAGATTTGATGTTAATAATTGTTTTACGCTTGTTGCCATATTATCCCCAGAATTGATAAGGTAGAGGTGTTATAGTATTAGAAGAATTTATTCCAAATCTTTCTGGTACCTTTATTGGTATTGCAGATAATGACAATGGATAATTTGATGTAAATGCTAAACTTGTAGTCAAATAGGTTGTTATCGGTATCGGTGGTTCTCCTATATTAGATGAATACAATGCCGATCTAATAGAAGTTCCCGAAGTTACCACTGATAGCGGCTCTCCTATATTACTCGCACCTAACTGCGATTTCATAGAAATAGCAGATGAGGTAGATTGTGTAACACTGGTTGAAGTTAATCCTATTTTTATAAAATTAGTAGTAGTAAATGCATTATAGATTGTGGCGGTCCAACCGGGAGAATTACTTGTATAATTAAAATTTGTTGAAGTTAAAGAAACATTTATACCACCATACACAGTAAGTGTATTAACATATAGTGTTCCCAAATTTAATGTTAGTCTTTTATTCAATCCTATTACATTGAGACTTGCACAGGTAGCAGTTAATACTGTAACAGTACAAGTAAATGCATTTGAATTTACATCAAAAAATACATCATCGGAAGGAGTAGGTGAGCTGGCTCCGCTAGAACCACCCGAACTAGTGGCCCAGTTTGTATTAGCGAACACTCCTATAGTAGTCCATGTTCCTGTACTTCCAACCCAATAACGATTAGCCATTGAATATCCTTAACAATTTATAGTAATGCAAAAGGATATCACAAATAAATTATCCCTTAATTATTAATTTACCAGCACCTGAAAAACCTAAAGAAGTATATGCAGGGTTAGTTATACCAGACCAAACATATATACGATTATCAGTATTAGCAACTTGAGTGTATGATGCAAATATTCTGTTTCCATTAATGGTCATTCCTCCTCCGGAAATTCCATATGGGTAACCTGTTATTGCTGTAGTACCTTGAACAAGATATAAAGATTGACCGGGGAATTGTGAGCCTTGTGGATGATTTGGTACTATAGCAGAAATATAACTAGCAGGAGTAACAACACCTACCTTTTTAGGAACTACAAATAAATGCCCACGTGATGGCATAACAGTTAAATCGCCTCTATAATCGTATAAACCAACTGAAGTACCCATACTTGCGTTACATGCCACGCCTGTAGCTGCACTTGTCCATGTAATCATAGACGATGTGGTTAATGCACCTGTGTTAAATTCATACACCCAAGGATATGTAGCCGCTGTGGTGTTTCCCCCAACAATTAGATAAGGTTTAGGACCAGCTAATGAATTAGTTGTTGTATAATCTATATACCAAGTACTTGGAGAATCCGAAGGACCCGGTGCCGCAGCACCTGCGGCGAATGGTTGATTAAAGAATTTAGGATTAAATGTTTGTGTTCCTACTCCTGTATCACTGGCAAATCTAGCTATATACATTGTGTTGGCCACAGGAGTACCGGGTGTTCCAGATCCTGCTTGACTAGCAAGATATACGTTTCCTTGATAATCCGGTACAGGAGTTCCCCATCCAGTTGCTACTACGGTAGCCGAAGTAAGAGCCATATATGTAGATGATGTTGCTAAATTTGCTCTAGAAATAGCAAAAGCCATCAATGTAGTTTGAGCAGTTCTGGCTGCACCATAAACATATTTTCCATCTATATTTAAATAAGAGGTACCTGTTGAAATAGTTGCATTTGTAGTTGTAGTAAATGTTTCAGTATCTACTGCTACAATTCCATTTGATAATGATCCATACACAGTTCTAGAACCGTCAAATACCATATCAAGAACTCCGCCGGATACAGCATGAGATACCCTTTGAGTAAGAGGAGCACCCTGACCAAGTGTTTGATCAAATGTATAAATCCCTTGATTTGTACTTACCCAAACATTATTACCTATAGCAAGAATCCTAGTTGCTGTGGTGTTGGCAGGTAAGTTTGTATAAAAGCTAGTAGTACCAGTTGTTTGAGCAGCTAACATTTGAGCAACAGTACCACCATGTAATGGTAATAATAATGATTCAGTACTAGCACCTGCTGCACTTGGCCAACCACCGGTGCTATCAAGATTAACAGCTACTGTATCTAATGGACCACCTAATGCTTTTGTAATGCCTACGTTATAAGCCCTGCCCAATGGCATATACTTATAAACACCATCTGCAGATATAGGACTTACTACAGATTTGAATGAATCCCAACCGTAGGTCACAGTACCCGAACTTGCGGATTGGGCATAAGATGCTAAATGTAACATATTTGGATCATTGGAGATAACTATACCACCTGTTAAATAAGCTGGTGGAAACATTCCTCTATTAGTTCCAGGAGCATATGCTCTTGCAGCATTAGCACCAGTGGCACCATCAGCAGTTCTTGGGAAAGCAAACATTATTGGACTAGTTTGACCAATTGTAGTTTGGCCATATGGTGTACCTATCATCAAACTATTAGTCCATGCCCAGTTAGGAACTGGAGTACCTGTAGTAACATCTTCTGCTGCTACCCTTTCAAACTCAAATATACCAGACCAAATTCCAGGTTCATTGCTAATGAATGTCCAAATTACACAATGTCGTTGAGTAGCTGCTATTAAAATAATACTATTTTTAACATCATAATGTTGAGGGAATGTACCGCCGCCGGTCCAAGTTTCATTTGTAGCAATCTTAGTAACAGTAGACCAAGATTCACACGTCGAAGTATATATAATTAATTTTGCTGTATCAACACGTATAATTATATATTTGGTTGTTACACCGTCTGCGTTAGGAGCACTATAGACCAGTGTGGTTATAGGACTATATAAAGCACCTGATGTTACACCGGCTGTGATTATATCATATGGTGTCCATCCTCCCTTGTACATTCCCAGTTGAATGGCAGCAATGATGTTGGTCGATGAAGTTTCATTAACGACATTTATTCTCAGACTATTTGTAGTATATGATGATGTTGAAATTGTCATAGTTTTTCCGTTATATACGCAGACAATGCTGCAATTTTATTATATTTATGTCTAAAATCCAGTTTAATATTAAATTGGTTGGTACAATATTTGTACATATAAATCAACACCTGGATTTCCAAGTGATCCAACTGATAAAACATTAACCGTTAAATAATCACCCGCGGCCAACGCATATCCTGTGGTATCTGCTGTACCTGATGTTGCACCTGTGGAAATATTCACATTTGAAATAGCAGATCCATTTTTACATAAATTTATACTAAGAACTGCATCAGATGCAATTCTAACTCTGGGTCGTATAGATTGTATAGTACAAGCAAATGGTGCATACCAACGAGCAGTACCTGTAAATAATACTAAATTTCCAGGTTGTTGTAGTGTAATAGTATTAGCACCAACACTACCGGTATATCCAATCGGGCCAGATGGACCTGATGTAGCAGTGACTTGCCAAGTTGAACCACTATATATAAATTCAAATGTACTACCTTTAAGATCCAAACTTATATCATTAGTAGTACCCTCAATGGTATTTCCATTTCTTAATACATTAACTGGATATCCATTACTTAAATCATTACCATCTGTGATTTGTATATATGATCCTAATCCGGGTGCTGCTGGTAATGTTATGTCAAATGATCCATACTGATTATTAGCAATAATTCTATCACCATTTATTGCTGTATAGCTTGTCGATGTACTAAACCAAGGATTAGTAGCAGATCCACTGGGCCCGGGATTACCCTGACTACCAGTGTAACCTAAGCTACCTGTGTAGCCCAATGTTATACTTGTAGCTTTCCAAAATCCATTGGCGCCGCCTGCCCATGTCCATGTTCTTTCACCGAACGAGAAAACTGTACCATTGGTTGATGTTGTTGGGAAATTAATAGCTGTCATGTGTATATTTATTCAGTATAGATTACCTGTTAGATAATTTTATAGGCGGTACAAAACTCGATGTATAACGTGCTAATCCCTTAGTGATACGTAGATCTTCTATATATCCTTGGAAGTAATTATTTGCACCTGTACTAGTATTTCCAACAGTTATAGATTGTGATGTATATGTACTAGTATCGCCTGTGCTAACAACAAATGCCCCATTAACAAATACATATGAAACATTATTATTTCTAGATACTGCTAGGTGTGTCCATGTACTTGAATTAATATTCAAAACTACACTGGATGTAGAAGTTGCAATATTAAATGCTGCATAATATGAAATTATATTTCTAGAATATCTTAATCCACCTTGATTACCAGCGTGATCTAATAACACAGTAGAAGTTGAAGACCATGCTGGACTTGTAGGATATACCCACATTTCCCAAGTAAAGTCATTACTACCATATACAAATCCTCCAGTACCTTGTACTGTTAATTGATCAGTAATTCCATTAAATGACATACTATATAAATTATATTTGGTTATGGTATTACTCAATACTAATGAACTGGTACTGGCTTTGGCCACAGAGTTACCTGAATAATCAATTCCCCTACCATCGGCAAGTGTGGTTAATAAATTAGTTGTAACACCTGATACAAGACCTAATGGTATTTGTGATGGATTGAAGTTAGCTGTATATAATGATCTACCATTAATTACTCTTAGGTTAGACATATAGCCTTGGAACATAAAATTTGTTCCATCCCACATTTTTCCTATAAGTTGATTAGTTCCCTGAGCAGCCATATTAGTTAGGTTATTAAATGCTATATAATCTATCGCACCATTAACAAACATTCTTAGTATAGAATTTGTTCTTGTATAGGCTAAATGTGTCCAAGTATATAATTGAATAGTTGTTGCTCCATTACGAGTAGTTCCATCCCAAAAATATGGTTTAAGAACTCCCCCAACAGTTTGCATTCCAAATATCCATGGAACACCAGCAGTACTTGTTCTTGCATCAAGTATTCCTGCATACGAAGTAGGTACCAATGTTGGATGTACCCATACTTCTATAGTGAAATCACCTGTACCTAAACTTAAAGCGGCTTGTGCTGAAACATTTAAGAAATCTGTAGTACCATTGAAATATGTACTTAAATTAGGATTGGCAGCAAATGGTGAGAATGATATCGTCTTAGGTGTTCCGCCAAAAGTTATAGAATATGCATTAACTGAATTATCCACAACATTACCACTCTGTAATGTCAATAAAGATGTAGTAATACTAGATGTACTCGGATATGTAACGGTGTTATTAGTATTAGTAACCGTGGTCAATGCTAGAGCAGGAACAGGAAAATATGAACCTAAATAAAGTGCATAGTCTTTGACCAATCTAAAATTACTTATGTAACCATATAGATATTCAGTGGCTCCTAATAGTCCTCCAAGAAATAAACTTTCTCCACTATCTGAAATAGTTGTACCGGTGTTCAATACACGCGATCCATTTACATATATACTTAAATTAAAATTATTTAAATTAGTACTATCATATGTATAAGCGACATGATTCCATGTACCTGAACTTAATGCTGTAGTAGATGCAAAATATGTAGTTCCATCATAAAAGCCTATATATCCTGTACTAGTATTTAGATATCCTTGATACGAAGCGGTAGGTGAAGATGAAACTATATTGAACGGAGTTAATGTAGCTGTAGTAACCGCACCAGTATTGGTAATAGAATATCCAGCACTGCCACTATCTATTAAACTAGTTGCTGTACTGACAAATTTTGCAACCAATAAAGTTGTTGCTGTAGTAACCAATGGATTTGTAAGTGATGTGGTCGCAGAGCCATTGTTAGTTATTGTCGAATTTAAATATGAATTATCTACAATAGCTTGGCTCTGTGCTGTTAATAATATAGTACCAGTTGAGTTCTGTCCAAAAGGTGTAACACCGTAACCAATTGTAACTGGATATACAAAGTTATTAACTGTTAATGCATATCGACTAAAATCTGCAATTGTATCTTTAATCAGCAAAACGGTATATATATCATACGGAATAGCTGCTATATTTGTGTCAGCGGCCTGAGTAGTAGAAAACGGTATTGTTGGAACAGTGAAATTACCTATATAAACTGCTATACCTGAAACTAGTCTAAAGTTAGTTATATACCCTTTGAAAAAACTTCCATCACCATTATAATTTTGATAATATGTACCTATATATGCTGTACCACTTTGTCCAACAGGTTCATTAAAACTGACTGTAGAGAATTGTTGTTGTCCATTGACAAATATTTTAAATGTTGCGCCTGGATTATCTCTCACAGCAGCAAGATGTGTCCATGTATTGATGGTAACAACAGCGGCTGGGGTACTATAAGTACCGGTCCAAGACCATGAACCAGAGTTAGTTACGAAAGAAACACTATAATCGGGATTAATTTGAAACAATGTATAAGTAGCTACACCACCAGTACCTAATGTCCATATAGTATTATTACTAGAACCAGTAACATATGCCCAGCATTCCATGGTAAAACTTATATTACCAAGATTAAAAGTAGAATTAGAAGTTATAGTGAGCCACGCTGGCAAAGTAGTTGCCATTGTATTAAAGAATAAAGAATTCCCACCTGCTATTGTACCAGTAATAGCACTAATATTTGTACCTGAACTTTGAACTAAAGTTAGAGCATTTTTAGGAACAGTGAAAGTATCTGTATATACTGCTTGTCCTCTAACTATACGTAGATTACTAATATATCCATTCCAGAATTGGTTGCCTGATGCACCATCCGATTTACCAATATATCCCGGAGCAGTATTATGTGAAATAGTGCCAGCATAGGTATAGACTGTACCACCTATACCATTTTGAAATATTCTGAAAGAACTACCACTTCTTACCAATGCTACATGATACCAGGTGTTTATTGTTAATGCAGGTAAACCAGAATCCGGTGCATCAAATGCCCAACTTGACCCAGATGCATTTGCAATTTGCATGACCAATTTATTTGTAGTATTAAGCACACGGAATATCACACCAATGAATTGCCCTACTTCTCTTTTACCAAATATACCGTTTTGTCCGCCAAGCACAGTGGTATATACCCAGGCCTCTATAGTAAAATCACCAGTGTCAAGACTAAGTGCAGTTGAATTTGGTACGGTTAAGTATTGAGTTGTGCCATTAAATAATATACTATAATTCGGATTTGGAATTGCTATACTTGGGCTACCACTTAAATTAACGGTTTGAGTATTTGACAATGGTGAATAAGAAGGAGTAAATGCTGTTGTATATATTGCAGAACCGGTTACTATTCTTACATTAGACATATACCCAGTGAAATAATCTACAAACCCAGTATATTGGAATGACCCAATATTAGTCACTCTAGCAGTAACGGTTTTAGTAATGGTTCCCGAATTGTCCAACACACCATTAACAAACAATTTAACAAGTCCGGATGTTCTTGTTACCGCTACATGAACCCACTTGTTAAGTGCAGATAATATACTACCGATGACAGATAACTGACTTGAAGCATCTCTTATTGTAAATTGACAATGTCCATCAGCATAGGTGGATAATGCCCAATAATTATTATCGGCGTTGCCAGTTGCATTATCTAATAAAGTACAAGTTGTTGCTGCTGTTTTATAAATCCAACATTCAATAGTAAAGTCACCTGTACCAAATGAGCTTGCTCCAACCGGTGCTATTAGATATTGAGTAGCACCGTTAAAATATAAACTACCAATTATACCTACATCAAATGTATTGCCTAAAACATTACCGACATTAGTAATATCTAAAGTATTATTACCATAATCTAAAATAATAGGTGATGATCCGGAGAATTTACCTATTAATAATGTTGTATAACTTGCTGTACTAACAGCCTGTGTGTTAAAACCACCTGATGGATTTGCTAATTGTGTAGTGTAAAGTGGTATAGTGGGTGGAATAAAATTACCTATATATACAGCTGATTGTGTAATACGGAAGTTAGATATATAACCTGCCATAGTGTAACTAGCACTATAATATAAACCGACTGATAAGTTTGTTAGTAATGAATAATCAGTGGTATCTAAACTAGCAACAATAGCATAACTTGTACCATTTATGTATAGATATAATATTGATGAAGATCGAACTAATGCTACATGATACCATAGTCCAGCAGCTGGAACATTTGTTGAAGCAATATTTGCTGTATTGTTTCCATTACCCCATAATACGGTCCAACCACCGGTAACATAGGCTACTGCAATTCCTGTTACAGCACCGGGATTATAAGCTGTGGCAAGATGAAAAATTCCAGAGTTAGTGGGAGTTGAACTAAAATTAACCCAACATTCTATGGTAAAATCACTAGCACCAGCGGCAATGAACGGATAGTTATTAGGAGAAAATATTTGTAAATAAGAACTTCCACTAAAATACATGCTATTATATGTAGGCAATCCAACAACAGCATTACGTTTTGCAAATAATACACTATTACCTACACTATAATTTCCAATAGGATTTACCCAAGCTTCTATGGTCCAATTTGTACTAGACGATAAATTCAAAGGAGTTGCCGGAGAAACTGATAGATAACTACTACCATTAAAATACATACTATAATTTGTACCAAATGGTGAAAAACCTTGCAATGTTGTAGCAGTGGTGGAGTTAGTTATAACAAATGAATTTGCCGAACTATCTGTAAAAGTTGTATCTGTACTTAATAATGTTAATAAAGCATTAGATACATTTGACGTTAAATCAGTGGTAAGAGGATTAAACGCAGATGCATATTTAGAAGTTTTTAACACACTTAAATTACTGATATAACCATTAAATGTAGTAGCGGTGCTATTTAATGTACCACCTATAACAATATTTTGACTACTACCAATATTAGTAATCAATGTGCTAACATAGGAAAGATTTGGAGATACTGAGCCACTATATGTAACTCCGCCATAATTAATTATAGAATATGCGTAGGTACTAGTATCTATGATACCAGAATGTTGAGCAGTTAATAAACTGACATAACTTGCGGTAAGGATAGCAGATACATTGTTATCTGCTAATTGTGTGGTAGCTAATTCAGTAGTTGGTACTATAAAATTACCAAAGTATAATATAGATTTAGTTATACGTACATTTGATAGATATCCGTTAAAAGCACCAAGAGGAGGTGCTGCACCTACATATAACGAAAAATTAGGATCGGCAGGATTATAGTTAAATGTAGTATTGCTGAAACTTCCATTATTATAGGCCACACTTTGAGCCACACCATTTACAAAGAAAGTAACAGTTTTAGTGCTGGTGGTAAATGTTACTGCTGCATGGTTCCATGTACTAGTTGAAAATAAACCTGCTACAGTGTTAGGAAGATAATTTTGTCCGCCCGCTGCTCTATTAAATCCTAGCAATAATGAACCCTGAGCAGCACCACCCACAACACCATTTGAATAATTAATTGAAAATTCTATACCGGAATACGGAGTGCTAGCACTTGTACCTAAAATATTTTGATATGCCGTACTTGTAGTATAAAACCAACATTCGATTGTGTAATCTTGCAGGGCATTATGTAAGAATGTCCAATTGCTAGCAGCACCCACAACTAAATCATTAGTGGTATCAAAACGCAAACTACCTGTTAGATTATAAGATGACGTGGGAGCTAAAGTATTGTAGGTAACAGCAGTATTAGGTATTGACCAATTTGAAACACTTGAATCAACAAATGCAGTACTACTATTGGCAACCGATAGTAATAAGACAGTATTAGTTATAGTAGTTAATGGTAAAATTGGAGTAAAATTACTGCTACCAGAACTACCACCATAAACTACAGATTTTGTAACTCGGAAATTTGATATATAGCCATTAAAATAATTTCCTTGAGGATTCTTTCCTATTTGTAATCCGTAGTCGGAATTTGCAAAAGTACCAACACTGACACTGCCACTAGCACGTAATATTCCATTTATAAAAATTGTAGCTATCTTAGTGACATAATTAAATGTGACAGCTAAGTGATACCACAATCCTGTGGTAAAGACTCCGGGATATGTATTAATGAATGATCCATTACTGAACCCACCTATCCATGCTACACTGGCAACGCCTGTACTGGGAATTAGCGTACATAATATTCCAAATGCACCACTAAAAAAACCAGTGCCGGCATATGAAGTGCTGAATAATACTTCATCGCCGGCGACTGAATTTGCATAGAACCAAGTTTCCCCAGTCCAATTTGATGTACCATCGGATAAAAACCCAAAGTTACTTCTAGTACCTATTGTACCTAATTGCGAACTGGTACCATTAAAACTTAAACTGCCGCCGGCAATAGAACTGGTTGTATAAACAGTGGGTGTGGTAGAATTTGCAACTAATTTACCATTTAGATAAAAGGTATTGGATCCGTTAGTTCTTACACATGCTACATGTGACCAAACATTCAATGAAACACGAGTATTTGATACCACTCCCGATGATGCTGAAGTTCCTATTTGGAAATATAAAAATCCTGAAGGATTGATTATGAAGAACCAGTCTGCAGATATTATTGTTGTAGTATATGTGATTCCACCAACAATTAAAGATCCATAGTATACATTACGAGCAGTAGGGTATATCCATGCTTCCACAGTAAAATCACTATTACCAAATGCAAATGATAAGTTTGTACTAGTATTAACTACTAGATAATTATTTCTACCATTAAAATATGCACTACCACTACCACCGAATGGCGATAATACTTGTTGGAAAACTGTACTAGTTGTAGGTTTAGTTAATGCAAAATTATTAGCTGAGTTATCTTTAAAGTTTGGTGCATTATTTTGCAATGCTAATAATACTGTATTAGTAACACTGGTCAATGAGGTTGTAGGAACGGTAAATGTCGGTGTATAAATTGCTGTTCCCACTAATATTCTAACATTAGATATAAAACCAAACAACGTTTGATTACTAGCAGTAATAGGACTATTAATGAAAAATGTTTGTATTGTCAGTGCTGTGGAATCTGCCGCAGATGCTACAACCACGCCATTGATATACATGTACAATATTGAATTGTATCTAATCATGGCAACATGATTCCATGTGTTCAATGGTAGTGGTGCTGGTGAGGTTAAGAAACCAGTACCACCGGTGTTTTGCCATTGTATTGTACCAGCGGCCAACATGTACAATACAGGAACACCAGCAGTAGTACCAGCATTAGTACGCCAATCTATAAGAGCGCTATTATTTGCATTATATGATTGTGCATAAACCCATAATTCTACAGTATAGTTTCCACTGCCCAATGCTAGGGTATTTTGTGTTCCAAGACTCAAATTTTGAGCCGCAGCAGTTGTTGTATTGAAATATACACTGCCACCAACCATAGATTTATTATATTCACCGGGTATCTTGTAGGGTGTGAATTTTGTTATAGCAGGCGAACTGGCCACGGTTCCAGTACTGACTATAAAAGTATTAGCGCTCTTATCAACGTGATATCCACTAGCAGCAACTAACAAACTAGTATTTGGAATTCTTGACAATGGTGCAGTGGGTGGAGTAAATGCTGATGTATAAACTGCTGTACCATTTACTATTCTAAAATTAGATAGATAACCTGGGAACATACTAGTCACAGCAGATCCGGCTCTACCTATTAACATATTTGTATTAGTAGAATATGGTGTTAAGCTAACACCATTAAACAATGCTGTGGCAATTCTAGTACTGGTAGTAAATGTAATAGAGTTAGTACCTGTTCCACCGTAGGGATTTGGTGGTTGTTGAGCAGTTAATATACCAGTAGGTGAAACAAAATTTGTTCCAGTATAAACAGCCACACCGCTGACTATTCTAAAGTTACTGATATATCCAGTTAGAAAAATTGATGTAGCAGTACTAAATCCTTGGTAACCAAATTGTAGAATAGGTTGATCTGTATAACTAATAATTTGTGTTGATGTAGTTCTAACACCATTTACATACATTGACGCAGTAGTACCTAATCTTGAGAATGCTACATGATTCCAGGTGTTTGGTAAAAAGGCTGTTGTCATAGATGTAGTTGAAATACCCAATAACAATGTTGTATAGCTTGCAGTTAATATTGCCTTTGCGAGAGTAGCTCGAGCAGATTGCGTAGCACCTAGTGGGTAAGGTGGTATCATATTTACAGAAGTACTAGAAGTAGTATATACTGCTATACCTGTTACTAATCTTATATTAGACATAAATCCTGTATAATAATCTATAAAATTAGTAATTCGGAAAGAACCAAGCAGAGTTGTTCTAGCAGTAATTGATTTAGTAATAGTTCCCGAATTATCAAATCTACCATTAACATACAATCTAACCAGGCCGGATTCTCTTGTTACCGCTATATGAACCCAGGTGTTAATTGTAGTAACTCTACTACCATAAACAAATGCTTGTGTGCTATCTCTAATTTGAAACGTCCAAGTGCCGTCGACATTTGTACCTAATGTCCAATAAGGACCAGCACCACCGCTTTCAGCATTGTTTAAAGGAGAGCATAATGTTGCTGCTGTTTTATAGAACCAACCTTCAACAGTAAAATCACCTGTACCAAATGAGCTTGCTCCAATCGGTATAGTTATATATTGACTAGTACCATTAAAACTTAAACAAGAGCTACCGTAAATACTGTTTGGTCCTATTAGTGTGCCGCTGCCATAAGTTGTTGGTGTAGCACCAATTCCACCACGATCAGTAAGAAGTTGGCTAAGAAAAATCGGTGGTGTTGTATCAAATGTTTTTAATACATTGCTTGATCGATAACCAAGGCTCATGTAATAGTTGTTTATGGTCCATTCCCAACCAGTTGTACCAACCCCATTGTATGTTCCAGCTATCAACATACTATTATTAGTCAATGTGTTTAAATAAACCCAAGCCTCTACATTATGATCACCATAAGTCAGCCAATTAGTTGATGATGTTGTACTCAATGAAGTGTTGCCACCGAAGTAGAGACTGTAATAATTTGTAGCAGTATATATACTAAATGGATCCAATGTACTTAAACTAACTGTACCTAATCCTATGGATACAGCAATTGTATTGGTACTATAATCAATAATATTTGTTGCTGATGTTGATAATATTGTTAATAATTTAGTAGAAGTAGATGTAGATATTGCTTGTGTATTACTTCCGCCAAATGGATTGGCTGATTGCATGGCAGTTAATGGACCAGTTGGTAATGTGAAATTTCCAGTATAAACTGCAAGACCGGCAACAAATCTAATATTACTTACGTACCCGATAAGAGATGTAATATCATTGGTGTATCTTTTACCCAAACTAATTGTAGTATTAGTCATATTTCCAGCAGATCTAGCTATAGGTGATCCAGCAACAGCTACACCATTGAGATATCCACTCATAGTGTTTGATTGCGAACATAGTGCAACATGAGTCCATGCATTTGTAGGGAATGTCCAAGTAAGACCAACTCCGCCTGATCCATTAGCATTGTATATTCCAAGTTGATCTCTGGCTATAATAAACCCTGCCGTACTAGCACTACAGCTGGCTAAAATTCCGCCTGTGCTACCGGTTAATGAATTCATCCAAACCCAACATTCTACTGTGAAGTCACCTATGCCAGTAGCAAAGGCTGAGCTTGTATAATCTATTTTTGCATTCGCTATACCGGTACCTGGAAAATATACACTATTATATAATGTACTTGTAGAGCTAATAGGAGGATATAAATTACTAGGTGCAAAAAAAGCATTATTAGCAGTTCCAGTAGTAACACTAATAGGAAAAACGCTAAAATCAGCTGTAATTTGATTTACACCTTCACCAATAACTTTTGAAGGATTTGCCAATAACAAAGTTGAACTGTTAATTGTACCAATTCCAAGAAATGGATTAGCAAATTGTGAAGCAGTTAATGGACCAGACGGTCTTGTAAAATTAACATAATTATAAACTCTGTCTTTAGTTATACGAAATCCGGCTATATAAAATGAAAAATTATTATTGTTACTAGTTGATGATCCAATTACTAAATTAGTTTCTGGTAGTGTGCCTGGTGCGGCATATGTTCCGCTGTTGCCACCACCACTACTAGTTACTAATACTCCATTTATATAAACAACGTTGTCCGAGGGTATTACAATATGATACCAAGTACCTACTTGGTATGAGGGGAAACTGAAGGAGGCAGAGTCGGTGGAAATCAAAGATGGATAACTTACAAAACGGAACACAGTAAGATTAGCACTAGCACCAACACTGGAAAAACTCACAGAAATAACAGCTCCTACAGGGCTTCGGCTTGTAGACCCAGTACTAAAAATATATCCGCCTGAACCGTCGATGGGAGCAAACAACCAAAATTCTATAGTATAAACTGAATATTGTTCATGTAAAAATGTCCAATCGGACGGTACGCCTACAGTAATATAAGTACCAGGATTAATACATATACTATTAAATGTACTAGTTGAACTAATAGGAGGATATAGTGTTGAAGGACCCGTTCCATAATTGTTTATTACAAAATTATTACTGTAATCTTCAAAGAAATATCTTGAAGGATTTAAAAATCTGCCCAACAACAATTGTGTGGTGTTTGTGGTAATATTTGCGATGGCTCCACCGGGTGTGGAATTTTGTATAGTACTTAAAACAGTTTGTGGAAGTGAAAAAGATGATCCAGAATATAATGCTAGAGTTTTAACAATACGTACATTACTGATATAACCGGTAAATGGTTGTGTGCCTGCGCTGCTTGCTCCTACTGTTAAATTGTTTGTTGCACTATAAAGGGCTAACGCACTCGAATATGTTACAACTGAACTACCATTTAAGTATAAAGTAAATGTACTACCATTTCTAACCAATGCAAGATGATTCCATTGATTTAACGGTATAACTGTACTTGATACACTATCTGTTAGTACAGCCGCTCCTGTGTTGGACAGTAAAAATCTAGCATATCCATTTACGTCGTTGCTGGTCATAATAACCCATGACAGCGTTGTACCACCGGTTGAACCAGACCATTGTCCAAAAAATATATTTTGTGCAGTCCATGCTACCGATCTATAAACCCATCCTTCGGCAGTAAAATCACCGGTACCATATTGATATGCTGCACCAGTAGGTATATTTAAAGAACTTGTTCCATCAAAATATAAACTTTGATAAGATCCTTGAGTATAGGGGTTAAGGCTAGAATATGTTATATTGGTGCCTACTACTGATGCAGTATTAACACTAATGTCAGTTATAGGACTAGACGTATTATTAGATACTTGTTCTACTCCATTAACATATAGACTAACTTTAGTTGAGTTACGTACAGCAGCAATATGATTCCATGTACCTGTGGATAATACATTAGGGCCGGTGCTGGTTAAATTCCATAATGAGCCTGCATTAGAAACTGCTAATACAGGTTTATTTGCACTTATATATAATCCCACCGGTGCATAGTTACCAGTATTGTATTGTCCAGCAATATAAGCTGTACCAGTATTAGCTGTGAGATATGCCCATGTTTCTATGGTCCAATCATTAGTACCAAAATTCAAAGAAGTAAGTGTAGCACTAGATGAATAGATAACTGGTACACTTAGATGATCAGTGGTACCATTAAACAATGTACTCCAATTATTACCAAATGGACTAAATGTTCCTTGTCCTGGATTACCGGTTGGAGTAATACCGAGATTATTTGTTCCATAATCAACGAATCCTGTAGAACCTTGATAATATGAATAAAATTGTCCTGCTAATATTGTAGTACCTGTGGTAAAAGCAGTAGTATTGCTTCCACCGTATGGATTAGCTACCTGTGTTAATTGTAATGGTCCAGTAGGTACTGTAAAGTTATTATTATAAACTACCGTACCATTAACTATTCTAAAGTTACTAATATTTCCAATGAAAGGTTTTTGCCAATTACTATCAAAAACTGGACCTCCACCTATATATAAACTAGGGCCACCTGTAACAAAAGGAAGTTGAGGATTATATGTGGGAGCAGATGTTGATACATATCTAACTCCGTTTATATATATTAAATTAGTAGAACCAGATCTTGTCCATGTTACATGATTCCATGTGTTCGGTGCAAATAACTGTGTTGTTTTAGTGGAGGTTGAAACACCTAATAATACTGCTGTATAACTTGCGGTTAGTATTGCCTGCGTATTACTGCCTCCGTAAGGATTAGCAGATTGTGTAGTAGAAGTAATAGGACTTGTTGGTACATTAAAATTGCCAGTATATACTGCTAGACCATTAACAATCCTAATATTAGACATATAACCATAATATGCATCAATTCCCAAAGAACTACCGAGCGTAGCAGTATGACCTTGAGCAATACCGAGTACGCCAGGGCTGTAAAGAGATCCCGATATGCTGCCTGTTCCAGCATTAGAACCATTTATATAAAAATTGCAAGTTGAACCATTTCTTACAAATGCAATATGATTCCATTGATTAACTGTTACAGTGCCGGTAGATTGAACATAAACATCAGTGACACTGGTCGTTTGCCATCTAAACTGAATAGTCCCAGAAGAATTTCCAAGGAAGAGGCCCCAACCATAAAAATTATAATTTGAACCATAGCAATCTCCTAAAATTAATCTATAGTATGTATTATCAGTAGGATTTATCCATGTTTCAATAGTAAAGTTATTAGATCCTAAATCAACTTTAGGATCAATGTATAATTGAGGATAATAACCACCGCCAATAATAAAATTAAGACTACCGATATAATTTGTAAAAGGGCTCAATGCGCTTACTACTACACCTAAATACTGGTTTGTTGTAGCAGTGGTACCATTACTTGCAATAAGTTGATCTAAAGGTGAATTTACAGCAAACTGTCGTAAGAACCATTGTGAATAGTCTGTATATAATTGATGATTAAGAACTAGGTAATAATTGTTAATGGTCAAAGACCAGTTACCAGTAAGACTAACGCCCATACCAGATCCGGCAATTACCATATCAGACGTAGTAGATGTATTCAAATAAACCCATGCTTCAACTGTGTAATCTGCCGATGATGATAACCATCCTCCAGTTCTTGTTGAACTTAAATAATTGTTACCATTGAATTGCACACTATTATAAGTTACACCAGTGGCAAATGGATCTAATGTACTAGCAGTAACCCCTGTAACAGATATAGTATTAGTAAGTGTGCTGTAATCAACTATACTTGTTGAAGTTGTAGAAAATCTACCTGTTAATAATGTAGTACCTGTGTTAATTGCTGATATATTGCCTGAAGCTGCATTTTGTATAGTGCTTAATGGAATAAGATATGGTAAAAAATTACCTGTATAAACTGGATATGTTACTGATCTAATATTTGAAAGATAACCTGTGTGATATGCGCCTTGACTTGGTAATCCACCAATAGTAACTACTCCACTCGTAAATGTTGGGCTCCAAGACTGTGTAAGGACCGCTGATCCATTTTGGTATATATAAAATATGTTACTTGATCTAACAATAGCAACATGTACCCACTGATTTAATGTAAAAGCAGTGGGTGATGAATATGTAATTACACCAATCTGTCCAATTGATATATAATTGTTACGATGATAAACATAGAAACCATTTGATGCTCCAACTCCAACTAAAAAGTGATTTGTAATATTATCAGATGACGTTGCATACATCCAAAATTCTACAGTAAAATTATTTGCAAGTGCAGGCAATGCACCGGCAGACACAGACAAGTATGCAGACCCGTTGAAATAAAGACTATGATATGAACTCGGGTCAAATGGATTTAATGTACTAGCTGCTACACTATTAAAGTTACTGATTGCATAATTATTCAAACTACTATCACTAATGACGTTATTGATTACATTAGAAGAAATTAATGTTGTGGGACTATAATTTAGCAATAAGGTATTATTTTTAAAGTATGGATCTGACTGAATTCTAGGATATAAGTTTGCAGGGATAGCATAGGTTATTATAACAATACCACTGCCACCTGCACCACCTGATCCAGCAGGGTTAGAACCACCGCCACCGCCTCCACCACCACCTGAGTTAGTTGTTCCTGCTGTGCCGGCAATTACAGATGATGTTCCACCAGCACCGCCGCCACCATAACCGCCTGGACCTGCGGTCAGGAGGCTGGAGCCACCACCACCGCCGCCTGCTAACCAAATTGGCGATCCAGTGATCAGTGTAATTGTCCCCGATCCACCTTGACCCGAACCAAATATGTTTGAACTACCGCCTGGGGCACCAGCGCCGCCACCGCCGCCGTTGGCGCCGGTATTACCGCCAGCTCCTCCGCTATTACCTTGGCCGCCAATACTACTACCACCGGGTGTGGTACTGGCGGTACCGCCCCCACTTCCTCCGTTCAGATTAGTATTATCATTAATTGAGCCGCCAGCGCCGCCACCATATGCAGTAAGTACAGTAACACCATTGGTCAAAGTACTATCATTGCCAGTTCCGCCTTTAGTTGCAGAGAGACCACCAACTCCACCTGTACCTCCACTACCAACAGTTATGGTTAATGTACTGGTAATAGAATACGTTGAAGAAGTTAAAACACCACCTGCACCTCCGCCGCCAGCGCCGCCTTGTGGTGAAGTAACTTGCAGTGTACCTCCACCTCCACCGCCACCAGCAACAACTAACACTTGAGCAGTAGTAGTAGTTACATAACTAGGTTTAGTAAATTGTCCTGATGATGTAAAGACATGAACAGCATAATAGGTAGTACCGCTAGAATAAAATCCCACAAAATTTCCACCGTAGGTGCTGGTAGAAATAACAGGAGGTTCTCTGCGTTGTCTTTTAATTACCCCTAAATCATATGGCATGTTTCAAAATTCTCATTATCACTTATTTAACCGGAAGCGCCTTCTGGGGTACGAGGAATGCCGAAGTATATCTTGCCACACCTCTGGTTATACGTAGATCATCTATATATCCACTAAAATAGCCTGTACCAGCAGCTCCAAAACCTATACGTACAGTGGGGTTGATAAAGTTGGTAGCAGTATTATAATATGGAATACCTTCAGGTATTCCATTTAAATATAAGTTTAAATTACTTAAACGTCTTACTAATGCTATGTGATTCCATGTATTTACACTAATAAATGTAGTACCTGTTATATAACCAATACCCAGTGTACTAACATTCAATGTGCCAGTATTGCCTAGGTATATATCAAATCCAGCATTAGCTGTATTAGTTGTTCGCATATCAAATATTGATCTAACAGTACTTGCTTGTAATGTAGCCGCAAGTTGTCCAGGCTGAATTTGAGGTGCTACATTGATCCACATCTCTATAGTGAAATCAGAAACTCCTAATGCAGAACTAGCAGTTGAGAACGGTACTATTGTCAAATAATCAGAAATACCAGAAAGATATATACTTCTAGGATTATAATTAGTAACAGTAGAAGATACAGTAGCGGTATTTATAGTTACAACATTATTTTGCATACTATAATCTGCTATTGCAATGTTAGTGAAATTCAATAATAATGATGTATTTGTACTAGTGTCAATGGTCTTCAATGGCGCAACAGGTGAGTTAAATGGTGAATTATATATCGATTGACCTTTTATTACTCTAAAATCTGAAATATAACCAGTGAAATATGATGTTGCAGTGGGGCCATTTCTTCCTATTACCATTTGTCCTGTAGAGAAGTTTGTTGATGAATTGACAGTTAATATTACGTTTCCATTTTGCCATACAGACATATAAGATGCTGTTCTAGTCACAGCTATATGGTTCCATGTATAAGGAACAACAGGTGATATAGATAATGGCGAAGTTGTATTACTATAGCTGAAACTTAACAATCCAGTAGTTGCTGCGATATTCAAAGCAAATGCATTTGGACGAGTAGAATCCCCAAAGTTGCCCACTGTATCAAAAATACATTGAGCAAGAGCAGTTGATGTTGTATATACCCAACATTCAATGGTAAAATCTGAACTAAGTTGTAGAGAAGGTACAAATGTAGCTGTTGTTGTATAAAGATAATCACTAGTACCATTAAAAAACACGCTGCCACCTATGGTTAATGGTGTATATGTATATCCCATAGAGTATGGAGAATATTTTTGAATCTTGGGAGTACTAGTAGCTGTACCTGTACTAATAGCAAATGACGATGTACTACTATCACCATGTTTGTAGGTGTTGTGGGTAAGAAGTACGGTATTTGCTGATGCATTGAACGGAGCAGCAGGTGGTATAAAAGTAGCAACAGGTACCGGAACATTTCTTACAAATGATGGAGTACCTGCACTTGTGGCTAATATGTAAGGTGAAGATGAATAATTTCTAAATGCAGTACTAGTTGTTAAAAAAGTTAGTAGTGTTGTATTTGTAATGTTTGGTAAATTTGTTGCAGGTACTGTAAAGTTACTAGTATAAAGTGCTGCACCGTTAAGAACTCTTAAATTTGACACATAGGCTGTTGAATATTGACCAGCGGTAGCAGTCCCACCTAGAGTAAATCCAGTCTCTGTGATGTTTGTAGTGAAGGCAACAGAATAAGATAATGTTCCATTTAGGTAAAGAACTACTTGCCCTGAGTTTCTGACCCAAGCAACATGATACCATTGATTAAGAGTAAAAGCAAGACCACTATTAAAACCTGCAACAGACGTGGTCATATACCATTGTCCGCTAAGTGCTCCGAATGCTACTCCATTAGCAGTAGTAAAACCTCCAGCAATATGATTATATCCAGCAACTGCTGTCCAATATACCCAAAATTCAACTGTAAAATTATTGGTGCCAAATATAAATGCTGTTGAAGTAGCACTGGACAAATAACTACTGCCATTAAAGTAAACTGAAGTTGCTGTACTAGGAGAATATAAAGCACTAGTTGATACTTTTAAATTACTAATAGATCCATTATAGAATTTATTAAAGTATGCTCCGGATACTATACCATATGTTTGTGTAGTATTTGTAAGTGTGCTAAATGTTGTACCAGTTGTTGAGAATTGACTAGCACCGTTTATAAAAATTGTAGCGGTACCTGCATTAGATACCCATGCTACGTGATTCCACGAACCTGTTGATAATGTATTAGTTGCAGTTATAAAATTATTACCATTGATTGCATCTCTCCAATACATCATTGGTTTATTAGAAGAATCTAATCCCACACTCCATGCTACTCCGGGACCATTTGGCTGTACATCACCTAAAATAACAGTAGCGGTATTGGATAATTGAATATAGTTTGGATTTAACCATGCTTCAATGGTAAATGTCCTATTTGTTCCCCAAAATATATTTTGTTGAAATACAGTGCTTGTAGTAATTGTTGAGGCAAATGATGTATAATCTGTAGTACCATTAAATGCGGTACTCCACAATGATCCATAAGGACTAAATGTTCCTTGTGCGATTGTAACTGATGCTGTATTAATAGTTATGTTATTAACACTAGAATCTATAAATGTTCTATTGTTAGTTACTGTAGTTAGTTGCCCTGACAATAGTAAAGTAGTATTTTTTAAATTTGAATCAGTAAGGTCTGTGGGGAATCTAGCAGCATCACCTATAAATGCAGGATATCTAAATATAACAATACCACTACCACCAGCAGCAGCATTAGAAAAATTTACATTACTTCCACCACCACCCCCACCTGAATTAACAGTTCCAGGAACAGCAGAAACTAGTGCGCTAGATAGCGTATAATATCCACCATTACCTCCTCCACCAACACCGCCTAATCCAACACCGTATAAAGTAGAATTCCAACTGCCCCCACCGCCTCCACCACTATAAGCTACCATAGCACCAGAGTGATTAAAGTATCCGCCAGCACCCCCCTGACCTGCTGGGTATTGTCCATTAATCGAAATAGGCCATGTGCCCTCATTTACTGCTGGACCACCTGGATAAGCAAATCCACCACCACCACTGGCCAAACTTTGTGATCCTTGACCACCACGATTTCCCTGTCCGGGTATTGCTGCTCCACCGCTGCCGCCTCCAGGTGCGCCGCCGCCACTACCGCCAATTTGTCCATTGTTTAGATATGGAGAACCGCCACCACCACCACCAAACGCTCTAAATATTACAGTTGATGTATTAAATGGTGCAAAGGTTGATATAGATACAGTTCCACTTGTTTGCGTTAATACGTTTGAAAGAGTGGATAGATCACTAATAGTAGCAGTATTAAATGTCAATAGTACAGTTTGAGTAGTGATAGCATTAATAGTAAAATCAGTAGATGTTGTTTGAGTAGCTGAAGTAAAAGTTGTAGGTGGAGTAAAAGTTCCTGTACTTGTATAAATTGCAACACCTTTTACCACACGTAAGTTACTAATATAAGCATTTACATAATATGCAGGTTCTGATCTTGCACCAACGGTGAATCCTACTTCAGTTATATTATCAGCAGTTGGTCCAGGACTCGGAGCAAGATAACCTGACCAACTACCATTAAGATAAACATTCACGCCCGGTGAAACACTGGTATTTCTAACCCATGCCACATGAGTCCATTGTTGAAGTTTAAATGTTGCACCTGGAGTTGCTTGATAACCAACTGATACTGTACTCATGTATGGAATAAAACCAAAACTACCAAATATATATCCTGCTGAACTTCGACCACTACCACATATGAAATATGTAGTACCAGCAGTAATGGCATTATAATAGACCCAATATTCTACAGTAAAATCACCTGTACCAAATGTAAATGCGGTCGAAGTAGCACTGGTTAGATATTGATTAGTTCCATTGAATGATAAACTTCCCGAATATGTTCCGGGACCACCGCCTACTGATACAACAGTATTAATATTTTGAATATATGTGGCAGTGAGTCCAAGAGAACTATCAAAAAGAATACCGCCACTGGAAGTAGTAAGCAGTAACAAGCTAGTTGATGTTCCCGAAATTGCTGTAGAAGGAGCGCCATTAACATTGGCATTTTTTGTAGCAGTTAATGGTGCTGTTACCCCAGTTACACCGGGATTATATACTGATAATCCTTTGACTATACGATAGTTATTAAAATAACCCGTAAAAAACATTCTTTGAGTTAAATCTATGTTTTGACTTCCGTAGCCAATCATTATGTTTGTATTAGTAAAGTTTGCATAGGTATTAGAAGAAGCAGTGGTTATGAAAGAAATCTTATCTTTTACTCCATTTACCCAAACATTTAAAACACCATTACTTCTAGCCACAGCTATATGACTCCATACGGCATTTGAAACTCCATTAAGAGTATTAATATAAGTTGTGCCGCTGGTATAGATTGTTACTCTATTAAGCCAATCTAAATAAACTATAAATCCTCGTTCTGCTGTATCTGGGTTAGAGAAATTTCTAGAATTAAAAATAGGTCGATAACTGTAGGTGGTAGTTTGTAATCCATAAGAACTAGTTGGATATAACCAGGTCTCTATAGTAAAGTCTCCTGTACCAAATGAAAACGCAGCATTAGTAGCAGTTATATAACTGTTGGAGAAATATGTAGAATAATAATAAGATGGATTAGTTGTATTATAAATTACAGTATCACCGCCGTTACTACCAGGAGCGCCTACCTGTGCTGTTTGCCCAACGGTATTAACTCCTCCGCCTGCACCAATGGTAACACCAAAAGTTGTTCCTGATGAAATATAATTATATCCCAATGGATTTGTATAATACCCACTATATGTACTAATAGTGTTAATTGAATAACCTGTTGAAGTAGGCGGAGCATACAAATTTTCACTGCCTGATCTAAATGCTCCCCTTATGCTACCGCCGCCAGAAGCAGCGCTCATAAAGATTACTCTTAAACCGTCGGCTTGATAAGTCGATGTACTTAATGCAACATTGGTAACATCCGTTAAAGGGGTAGAATAATATGTATTATTTTTTCCAATCCACCAATATGTTCTTTGACCTGCTCCGCGAGATGAATCCCATACTAATTGTATTGTATCACCTGCTACAAATGCTCCTAAAGCAGTTTGTACTGATCCAATCCAGTTACCGGTTGTACCATTAGACAAATTAACATATGGAATATTAGCATATCCATCTTTAGGAGATCCATCTCTAATTAAACCAATTGCTACGGTATTAACTTCGATAGCAGTTATACCTATCTCCATATAATATAGTTGATTAGTATATAAATTACCAGGATTAAATTCAGGTATTACTGATGATCTTGCTCCGCCTCCTGCTTGTTGAATATTATCCCATTTAAATCCAAAAGAACTGCCGTTTCCTGAAAAATCTGAATAAGTAGGATTCCATCCTCCTACAACATTTGCCTGTGTTGATGTAGTTACTGCCAAATACGCAGGACTTGGATATACCCTGTTAATGGTAGTTAATGCAAAACCAGAAATTATGCCGCCACCGCCACCACCCCCACCTGCATTTGTACCAGCATTATTTCCACCACCCCCACCACCGGCTACAGCTAAAAATTCTAAAGGGTATATATTAGATGTAGCAGTGAATATACCAGATGCTGTAAAGATGTGGGCAATATAAGTTGTACCACTATAGGTATATGAAGTAATCGTTCCTCCTTGAGCATAGGGGCTAGAAGTTACGTTAGCTGCTGTTAATGTTGAAACATAACGTTGGCGGCGAATTATACCTAGATCTAAGGTCATTGCTTATTAAGGTAATAAAATATTTCCGTCATCCGGAGGTGCAGGAATTGGATTAGAAATCCATGTTATACTTTCTTCATCCCAAGAATAAAAATATCCCTCAACTGATTCAGGAATAGGAATAGGAGGTTCCCATAAGCATGTATCTTCATTTAATATCCAACTTACATAAGGCCGAGAAGCATAAAATGCATCTCTTTCAGCATCGTATGTATAACCTATACCTGCATAATTTTTTCTTAGAGGATTTCCGCCTAATTTATGTTCTCCACCATAGGTATTATAGCTAGTTTGTATCCAAGAATCTGGTGCTCCAAACATACCTGTGTTAATAACATCTTGTTCAGCTACAATAACTTGTGTTACTATTCCGTTTTCTACTTTTGCAAAGTGACCCATTTTTTACCTCGTAATTATATTATTAGGTATTTATGTGATTATTATTATTGATTTTAAAAAGTTACCAGCTAGTAGCAACTACTATACCATCACCGCCATTACCCCCAGCACCGGATGTTGCACCTGTACCCGTTAATACCCCACCGCCACCGCCACCCCCACTGCCATAAGCACCGTTACCACCTCTACCACCTGTTTGGTTAGTAGTTGTAGTACCGCCTGATGAGCCTCCACCTGTGCCGCCATAAAAAAACCATAAACCACGTATTGGTTGAATTCCGTTAGATCCAGGGCTACCATTACCTGTTGCTGTAGCAGCGCCTGCACCGCCGGGTAATGTAGGAAATATACCAGCACCTGTAATTGCTCCACCAGCTGCTCCAACTGATGCTGCTGCACCAACACCGGCACCGCCTGTTCCGGGAGTTACTACCAAACCAGTAGTACCGAGTGTAAATGCACCGGCTGCACCTGTGGTACCACCGGCATTACCAATTATACCTGCAATGTTAAGGTTAGCTGCTAAAGTTGAATAAAATGTTCCTAGAGTAGATAATGGTGCTTGTGCTACTGTAGTGATTAAAGCAGCAGTACCAGCAGTACCTGCTGTGGCACCTGTTGCTGCTGCTCCAGCAGCCCCAGCATTGACTTTAATTAACAAGTTTTGTGCTGTTAATCCAGTATCGGGATAGATTGCCACATGACTAGCAATACCTGCTTGTCCAGCATTACCTGGGTTAACTGTAACACCAGCACCGCCAAGTCCGCCGTTTCCTACCGAAATATATAATACATCAGGTATTGCCCACGCTGGAAAAGTAACAATGGCCTGTGATCCGGAAGCACCACCACCCCCACCTGCTGCTGTGCTAGCTGCACCAACTGTACCACTTCCGCCGCCACATCCACCTGATAGTACAAAAAATTGTACAAAGTTAATGCCACGTGGTTTAACCCAAGGGACCCAACTGGCACCAGCTACGGGAGAGTTGGCATAAAATACCTGTACATCATATTTAGGATTACCAGCAAGATGACTTATATCTAACATAGATTAATACTTTCCACCTATTCCTGTTACATACCAACCTGTAGCCACAGCAGCCCCTAATCCTACTAATATTCTATATCCCGGAGGTAATGCTAAGTTCATTGGATAATCAATTTCTACTGATGCTGCTGTCATTGACACAGCAGTAGCCGGTAATGATATTTCACCATAGAACATATTGTTATTAACATAATCAGCAGGGTTTGCTACCTGTCCTGAAATAACTGCAACCTGTTGTGTATAACTTGTAGTAGTTGTAACAAAATATGCATACTCACCGCCTGGTGCTGGGCCGGAATACAAACGATAACTAACAGCACCAAATACACCTGTCCAATTCCAACTAATAGATCCAAAAGCGCCGCCCGGCGCAATCACATTGACCGCAGCTGATTCGCTTGAAGCTGGGCCTAACCCACCCCACATATCTACAGCTTGTACTTTGGCATAAAATGTACCAGTGGATAGTGATCCGCCTGATGAACTAGGTGTTCCGGTAATTGAAGCAGGTGCAATTAATGGGGATATTTGATTTAATGTACCTTCATTGATCCATATACGTGCAACTGTTGTAGCATTGGCGCCGTCTCCTCTTGCTTTAAATCTTACTCTTTGAATAAATCCGCCATTGACAGCATCGGCAGTGAATACTGGAACAACAAATGTTCCAGTACCTGCAAAGTCCATAACAACTGAGTTGGTAGCAGAGTTAACAATTAATGTTCCTCCTTGTATGTCTCCTACTCTTGAAAAAATTGGGGATGAATTTCCAGCCATGTTTGATATTCCTTAAATTAACTATATATTTATGGTAGGTACCAACCAGCAGCTCCAGTTATGACTGAGTAATATGAGCTAACACCAGAAGCACCAGTATCACCTTTACTACCTACAAAACCATTATTGCCTGATGGACCCGCAGCACCTATCGATCCTGTATAACCTACAGCACTAGTAGCAGGACCAACCCATGTCCATTCGTTAGCAGCTATTTTTATCAATGTACCAACGCTATATTGAAAATTTAATATAGGATAATCTGTATAATGAAGTGTAACTGCTGCGGAATATGGTGCAATTGTTACAGCACCTGCACCAATTTGTTGAATATCTACACGTTGTCCAACAGCAAATGCAACATCAACATCACGTGGAATTATAATAGTACCACCTGTTGCATTGTTTATTTCTACCAAATAACCAGCATCACCTGCTGTTAATGTGTAAGTAGCACCTGTTTGTACATTTAATGATTGTACAGAATTAAATGCTCCGATACTACCAGTATATCCAAAACTACCAGTATATCCAAAACTACCAGTATAACCAATGCTACCTGTATATCCTTGACCACCTGTTGGTACAACAAATAACCATTCATTAGATGCAGTTTTAACCAACGAACCTAAACTATATTGAGCAGCTAATATAGGATAATCTGTAGATACTACAGTAACACCTATATCTCCGACTACAGTAACACCACCTGTACCTAGTTGTTCTAAATCTAATCTACTTCCTATTGGAAAATTAACTGAACTTTCTGCTGGTACTGTTAATGTAATAGGACTACCACTGTTTAATTTTAAGAATACTCCAGCATCGCTTAATGCTAGTGTATAGTTACCTGTTTGTGTATTGAATGCTTGTATTGCACTACTGAAATTACCTATACTACCGGTGTAACCTGTTGTACCCGCGCCTGCACTACCAGTATAACCATTTTGCAATACAAAATTAAATAATGCATTTCCAGGTGTGCCTGAACTAGTAACAGTTGAAGTTGTTGGGCTAAATGTAACAGTTCCAATTGCTACAGTAGCAGCAGTACCTGTACTACCTGTATATCCTAGATCACCTGTTCTTATATAATTTACACTTAGCGGATCTAAGTTATTAATTAACCCACTAGTATTAATATTACCAGATACATATGAAACACTAACAGTATAGTATGTAGTATTATTTGTTGCAGTAAGTACGTTGAATACATTAGTAAATGTATTAAGATTAGAACCGTGATTGATTACCAATTGTCCTTTTGGAGAACCAAAATTACTAGATGGTGTAAATTGTGATAGCCAACTTGATAAGTTCAATCCATTTACATCAAATGTGTTTATGTATAGAGCAGTTGTTGCTGTGGTAAGTGTGCTATTATATCTAATACTACCATTTGCTGATACACCGGTACTTGTTGATGTAGCATCAAAATAGTATTGTAATCCACCTTTAGTACCTTGGCTACCTGTATAACCTCTACTACCCCAATAACCTTGATTACCTTGGTCGCCTTTGATACCCTGACTACCAACATAACCAATAGATCCCATGGGACCCGGATCACCGTAATCTCCTTGACTACCGGTATAACCTCTACTTCCTGACCAACCTACAATGTTTCCAACATCTAACCACGAAGAGCCATTCCATACCCACATATGTCCAGTATCAGTAGCAACGTAGGTATCATTAAATGTACCTATATAGCTGCTCGGATAACCTGGTAATAATGTATAAGTTGAAGTAGTACCTTTAATGATAACGCTGGTACCAGTATTACCTGCACTACCAGTATAACCTAATTGTCCTACAAATCCACTAGCAGATATTTCCACCCATTGATAACTGTCTCCATCTTGTGTATATACAAGTTCAATACCATAATTAGTATTAAACCAACGATCACCAACAGCTGGAAAATCTGGAGGATCGATAGAAGTTATATAAGAGCTTTCACCTTTAATACCTATGCTACCAGTATAACCTATGCTACCAGTATAGCCAGTAGCAGTACTAGCACTGCCCGTATAACCTTGACTACCGGCATAACCATTAGATCCATTGTATCCTGCACTACCAGTATAACCTTGACTACCTGTATATCCAGCACTGCCTGTATAACCTTGACTACCAGCGTATCCAACAAACTGTCCCACAGCAAGCCATTGTGTTCCATCCCATACATTTAGGAAACCGTTATTTGTGGTTATATATCCATCACCTACCGATCCCGAGTAGCTACTTGGATAACCCGGTAACAATGTAAATGTCGAGGTACTACCTTTAATTACAACACTAGTACCCGCAGGACCCTGACTACCTGTATAACCTAAACTACCTGCATATCCACTTGCTGTACTAGCACTACCAACATAGCCTATATCGCCCTGTGGTCCTTGATTACCCGGACTTCCTTGAATACCCTGGCTACCAGTATAACCAGCACTTCCATCCCAACCGCGCTCGCCTTGACTACCGGTCCAGCCACGCGGTCCTTGATTACCTTGATCACCTTGGCTACCAGTAACCCTGACTACCTGTATATGCTCTACTACCAGTGTATCCAACACTACCTGCAAATCCAATTCCGTTTTCTTGACCATTTACAATTATTGTTCCATAAATGTTGATTTTTCCACCAACATTCAAATCACCTTGAATACCAACACCTCCAGCAACGGTCAATGCACCAGTTGTACTTGATATTGAACTAACTGTACTTGCTATTGTTAATGTGTTTTGGAATCTCGGAACGCCCGTTCCGTAACTAACTAATACACTACCAGCAGTACCTGTATTAATAAACGATGTAACATCGGTAGCACTTTGATACAGTAATTGTCCTGGTCCACCATTTCTTATATTAATTGCAGAATCAGATGTGCCACTAACGGAACCAGTGAATGTACCTACAAAGTTACTTGCTGTAAGGATACCTACTACAAACAAATTACCACCAACAGTTAAATTATTACCAATACCGACACCACCGGTTACTACCAATGCACCGGTTGTAGTTGGAGTAGATTGTGTAGTATTAATTACTGTAAATGTACCTGTACCTAATGTTAATGCTACTTCGGCAAATGAACTTGTCGTAGCAACTATGGCATTCAGTGCATTGGCAACTAATGTACTAGTATCAAAACTTAATGCAAATCCACTGGTAGTAGCAAATGAACTTGTCGTAGCAACTATGGCATTCAGTGCATTGGCTACTAAAGTGGCTGTATTGAAACTTAATGCAAATCCACTTGTGGTAGCAAATGAACTTGTTGTGGCTACAATTGCATTCAATGCATTGGCTACTAACGTAGCAGTGTTGAAATTTAGTGCAAATCCACTTGTGGTAGCAAATGAACTTGTAGTAGCAACTATTGCATTCAGTGCATTGGCAACTAATGTACTAGTATCAAAACTTAATGCATAACCACTTGTAGTAGCAAATGAACTTGTCGTAGCAACTATGGCATTCAGTGCATTGGCTACTAAAGTGGCTGTGTTGAAATTTAGTGCAAATCCACTTGTGGTGGCAAATGAACTTGTCGTAGCAACTATGGCATTCAGTGCATTGGCTACTAAAGTGGCTGTGTTAAAACTCAATGCAAATCCACTGGTAGTGGCAAATGAACTTGTCGTAGCAACTATGGCATTCAGTGCATTGGCTACTAAAGTGGCTGTGTTAAAACTCAATGCAAATCCACTTGTTGTAGCAAATGAACTTGTCGTAGCAACTATGGCATTCAGTGCATTGGCTACTAACGTAGCAGTGTTGAAATTTAGTGCAAATCCACTTGTGGTAGCAAATGAACTTGTAGTAGCAACTATGGCATTCAGTGCATTGGCTACTAAAGTACTAGTATCAAAACTCAATGCAAATCCACTAGTAGTGGCAAATGAACTTGTAGTGGCAACAATTGCATTTAATGCATTGGCTACTAAAGTACTAGTATCAAAACTCAATGCAAATCCACTTGTAGTGGCATATAATGCATTCCCAATTATTAATGTGCTGGTGTTAGCAGAAGTTAGTACTTGACTATTAGTACTATATATATTCCCACCAACATATAGATCTAGGCCAATTCCAACTCCACCATTAACAGTTACAGCACCTGTAATTGTTGATGTGCTATTTGTAACATTAGAAAATATAAATGAACTAGTTGTTGAAGTAGTTAAACCCTGAGCGCCAGAAACACCTGCAGCACCTGTAGCACCTGTTGCACCCCTAGGGCCTTGACCACCTTGAATACTCTTTTCAAGGGCAACATAGTCAATCCATGTTCTATGTGCAGTATTACCAAAATTAACATGATAAATTCTAGCAGTAACTTTACCACTAGATATATAAGGCGCTGAGTCAATTGTACCT